TACAACTTCTTCTTTCTGCTGGTGCTGATCCATCTCCCAAAATATCAATTGATATACCTGCAACTATTTTTACTGATGATGGAGAAATAGATTTCAGTGATGATGAAGTAACTACTATTGAATCAGTTGATGCCTGGCTAGCAGATATAGAAAAACATAATGATTATATTCAATCACATTCTCCAGAATATACATCACAATGTATAAAAACACGAAAAGAAATCACGGAAATTCGATGCCTTTTAGAAGAAGCTCTCAGTGGCACCAGCAGCACACTAAAACAGTAATCCAGCACGACCACCAAATATACGCAGTATATTCATCGTCTCAGCAAACAGGTATACAGTTGCAGCAGGTACAACAGCAGTTGATGACAGTTGTCCTCGTATCGGTGACAGTTGCAGCTCCAATTCCATCTTCTCTATTTTATCTGCATTCACTCCACATTCACCAAATGGTATCATATAATAATACCTGTGATGCCATGCAGTTTTAACATCACCATATAGTAACGGTAATATACTACGAAACTGTACAGGATTTACGCTACTGTATCTTAGAAGCTGTCCTTGATATCGCAACTGTATACTGTTAAGCGGTTCTGACTGTCTGCTGACAAATGCTGGCTGCAATGTTCCCATCCATGTATCACCTAATCCTACTGCATCTGGCCACCATAACTGCTGTGCTGGTCCATACTGATTGACTGCAACACATTCTCTTGTTCCATCAAAATATGAATTATACTGCAGAGCTGTGTCATTATGTACATAAAACCGCAGAGTCTTCGCAGGATTCCCCATACGTATTGGTATCTGTAATTCTACACGTCCATTCGTTTCATACGGTGTTATAATCTCATGCTGTATAATAGGAATCTCCAAATCAGCTAAACGAAATCTATTGGCCTCTGGTGAATCAACATATATATATTCTGCAAGTATGTATGTATCTCCCAAATGATAATCTGCCGCAGCATGTCCTGTACCTACTGTCACAATTCGCCGTGTATATTGCTGTGGATCCGCGCCTTCTGGTGGTATATATAATTCTGGATGTTCTACACCTATTTCATCATATGTATAGTACTGTGGAGCATCTAATGATGCTAGTGCCGATCCATCTGCAGTTCTAGAACGTGTATAATAGAGTCCAGCCAATGCATTCATATTAATTGTTAATCGAACCTCATCCATTGCAATAGCATCTATTGGAAGTGCCATACGAGCATCTTCACTCGTAAACCAGAATGGTAGTGGAATATATAGTGTTTTACCATCTATTCCATCACCTATATTAGTGTCACTGCGTCCAATTAGACGATTCACTGTCTGTACTTTATCTAGCGGGGTATATGCTTCATCTAATACTTCCATTAAACGGCCATTAAGTGTATCGATTGGCGCGCCTCCTATTGTCACGGTTGCATCTTGTATGAGTGCATGACCAACTGAGTTTGTGTAACCGAAGCGTGGTGTAACTGCACCGAGAGCTGCACGATCTGCATCGAGATCTGGTAATGTAGTTACTAAGAATATACGACGAATGAAATGACCTTTTCGTGATAATATGACACTACATTGCTTCCCAAAATCGGGGGTACTAATAAAATCCAGGCGATTCCATTGTGTTGTTGCACGCCCCTGCTTTGATCCAATATGTCCAGATATATACTTCTGTAGACGTTCCTTTGGTTGCCTGGTACATCCAAGTCGATCATCTTCAGCGCCACTATATATCACCTTTAATAATGATGCAACCATTTCCTATTGTTAGAATATGTGTTTCTTTTTGTTTATATTTGTATGCGGATATTATTGGAATATAGGAGTTGGTAAAGCCTTATTGGAATATACGTCCCACCTGCGTATTCTGAAATCGCAGCCAATTTACACCCTCTCCAAATACAAATATCTCCCATCCATTCAATTCCTCAAAATCTCCTCCAATCCCTGAAGGAATCTCCATTGTATTTCGAACCGTTAATGCCAATTGTATAGTCTGTATACGACTTGCATTAAAATATCCATTGCCCTGGCTGGAAAATGAATATTGATATATCCAATTATCCGCAGAAACGACGGTAGAATCGGTCTGCATATTCCGCAGCTCATATCCACTCTTCTTCATAGCTTCAATACCATTCAATAATATACGTGCTTCTACAACAGGATCATCGAACTGCACCGGTTTTGTAGCACCCCATACAGTATAATCAAATGGTAGTGCAGGTCCAAATGTTACCCAATCATTATTAAGGATCGCAGCTTTTCTACGAAGCACCCATACTAATTTCTCCACAGGACCATTCAATTCCAGGGGTAATAAGAAATTTATTGTACGACCTCCATTACCTACTGCGTATGATAATGGTTCACTGAATGTATTGATATATAAATGTTTATATTGTAATTCGTGTGGTAATTTAATATATTTAGAACGTTGTGATAGATCTATATAACTACCATATACTGTAAGATGACAGTTTTTGAAAGCAGGAACACCTGCCTGCACAGGCACCTGCTGCTGTCCTCCTCCTGCTGTCTGCAGCTCCTGACTGCCTGCAGGCACTGCTTTACAGCTGTCCCTCCAACCACGCAGCTGTCTAACAACCTGTTCAAATGGTCTTAATTTAATAATCACTCGTACATCTCCTTCTTTACATGATACTAGAGGAAATGAAGCACGTTCTCCATATCTTTGGAAAAAGAAAGGAAGTATACATGTCAGAATACCATTTTCTACAGGAAAAACAGCAGGCGATACAGCAGCTGCTGCCGCAGTCAATCCTACACAGTCAGCAGCCAGTGCCACCTGCGCAGCCAGCTCCTGCTTTCCTGCCAACCAGGCAGCTATGAATTCACCTGTCAGTCTATCAACAGTTAGATCACCTACCTCAAATGAAGCCTCTTCTATAATACTAATACCTAGTCCATTTGCATAACACCATATATTATCCGTTACAGTGGGCCATGAATAACGTCCATCTGCAATACGAGCTCTTACTGATGCGGGAATCCAATGATCCAAATCAATTTGTAATGAAACTGCGCGTATCATATCAGGAAGTTGTGATGGATTCAAATCGAATACGAAACGATTACCGAAACCTGGATTACCTCGTGCTCCTACTATTTGCATTGCGGGAGTTCTACGCATCGGTTTTTTATCATCCCTATCTACTGTAAAAAGTGTCGTGTCAGCATCAAGAGGAAATAAGAAATCATCCTGTGCATCACGATCTGTTAGATCTAATACTGTTGCTATATCTGCTCGTGGTTCATGTATTAATTCACGTGTATTTCGATACATATTATACTTAATATAGAATATGTATTAAAGTTTCTCCTCCAGCCTCATTTCATTTCATCAATATTTATCCGCTCCATTGTATTTATATAATCTTGTGTATCTGCACATTTATCTGCATGTTTCACATATTCCATTAGAAAGATAGAATGCAATTTTGTTAGATCAGTACCATTAATAAATCCACTAAATAGGAGCTTCTTATATTCCGCGGAATATGTTAATGGATTAATATTACGCCCATAGAAATGGAGTTCAAATGGACGATTATTTGCCAGAATAGCAACCGTCTCAGCAATCCGCTGCATTTCATATACATGACTATATGGTCCATGTGCGGTCTTCAACCATATCTGCGGTGTTATATTATATAATGGTTTCGATCCACGCAATATAGTACTAAATACATTTAAATAATGCTGATTAGGACCATATGTTATCTTATCAAATGGTACATATGTTATTGTACTAATTTTATTATAACGTGAACAAAGATAAGACATGTATTTGTTCTTATTAGCACGTATTTTAAACTCATCTATAGAGTACTTTCGAGTTGTGCTGCAATTCTATGAAGAGCATTGGCAACCTGTTTTTGAATGGCCGCGCGAGCAGCAGGAGTTGTTGGAGCAGGAGAACGACAATCCGCAGGATCATACCAATATATAGACTGTCCTACACGTGACCATACAAGTCCACCACCAGCAATACGCAGTTCCTTAATATATGCACGCAGTTCATCATCATTTGTGTTTGATAG